AGGGGGTCCAAATGAGACTTCCAAAGTCTGTTGAAACCAGCTTTGAAGTCTCTAGGCCAATGGGCCCACTTTTGCGTGGGCTCCACCCCGTTGTTCCTGACAATGGCTGGCACAACACCGTTGCTGCTTTTCGCAAACGGTGCAATTATTTTAGTGCCAAGCGTGCTAGCCCGAAGGTTATTAGTGCTGCCATGGAATTTGTTGGTAAGATATGTCCTCGACCTCTGGAGTCATTTGAATGGACTGATAGTCTTTATCATGCTTGGTTGAGTAAGTTCGGAACTGAAAAACGCAACCGCATGGATAAAGCCTTGGATAGCTTAGTAAATGCCAACCTTAATGATTACAGTAGTAAAGATATATTCGTTAAGGTTGAGGCTCTCCTTGTAGGTCATAAGCCCAATTGGGCTCCCCGTGTTATTTTCAAGGGGTCTGATGTCTATAACGCCATTTCTGGGCCCATTTTTTTGTGAGCTCATGAGACGTTTAGATCATTGCCTTGAAAACATGGATGGACCTTATCGTTTTCATTCGTCTTATCGAAAAACGCCATGTCAATATGTTCCTTTTGTTGATTACACAGGCGCAAAAGATGAATTTTGGGTGGAAGCTGATTTTTCTTGTAATGACAAGTACCAGTGTAGTGACGTCCAACTGCTCGAAGTTGCCCTAATGCGTGTTTTGGGTTGCCCTGAATGGTTTGTTAGGCTTCATCTGAAGTCTAACTGCTTTTCAGTGCGCAACGCTAAGCATGGTATCAAGGCAAAATTGAGCTATCAGTTACCGACTGGTGCTACTGACACTACGTTCAGGAACACCTTTTGGAATGGATGTATACTATACGCTTTTCTTCGTCAGGTTAGACCAATCAGTTGTTCTGCCTTGCTTTTAGGTGATGACATGCTAGCTCGTGTTAGGGGTGTTGTTCCTTATTGCCAGAAAACTTACACTTCCATTGCGGGTGAAGCCCAGATGGAAGCCAAGGTAATAAGGCACAACAACTTGTGGACTGCTACGTTTCTTAGTAGGTTTTTTATTCCTCACCGTGATTGCCAACATCTCACGATTCCCATTTTGGGTAAGGCTCTCGCGCGGTTTAATATGCGTGCTAACAGAAACCAGTCCGTAAGTGACTCCCTTTACATGGCTTGTAAGTCAGTGGGGTATGCCTATGAGTTCCGTTATTTGCCGATAATTAGGGACGTCTTTCTAGAACGATTCAAGTACGAGTTTCCTCTTGCCGTTGCCAAGAATCTCAAGGGGGACTATGATGTCGAGGTTTCCTGGAATGCAAAGCAAGCTGGAGTCACTCTTCGTAACATAACTTCTAAGATCAAGGTCAAGGAAGTTTTGTGCGAGTATGATTTCAACGCTTTTTGTATTGAAAGGTATTCTTTGACTGCCGATGACGTGGTTGTTTTGTTCAAGGACGTCGTTCTTAGTAATCAGTTAATTGATATTGAAGGGGTTGCGGTTTCAAAACTTTCTGCAGATTTTCTGTAGGCGGTTGTCTTGTTACCTGGATGGGTAGTAGGGCAATCGCGTTTTCGAACCGTAATCCCGTCAACAGCTTCATTGCAAAAAAAAAAAAAAAAAAAAACGCGCACCCCCTAAAGAGGAGGAATTA